ACAACCTCACCCCTAATACCGATCTATATTCGGCGTAAAAAAATTTTTTCCACAAAATTTATGTTATATTCCTTTTGTCTTTCCTACACTTTTGTGAGTAAACACCCATGTCAAAGAAGCTGGCGATCCAGCTCATTCCTGATTTCGATATAGAAATACCCCCCTACAAATCCTACATGGACTTGCGGGAGCGGGCAGAGGCAGCGTGTAATACCACTAACCTGCTGGCCCAACACGGGTTAGACCTCTCTACCTCCGAGGCAGATCGAAATCTTGCGGCTATGTTGACCTACAACTATGCCGAAGACGAAGAACGTGCCTCTAAATCCGTGACTCACAGTAAGACCGCCAGCATGACTCCTGCATCCCTGACCGAAACAGGGCGGATATTAAAGGAGTTTGGTCGGCTAGTTGCTACACAGGCAGCGGAAGTGCGTAACACGGTGATGAATAAGCTGATAAACGAGACCGAGAACCCGGACGCAAGGATACGGCTCCGCGCTTTAGAGCTACTGGGTAAGGTAAGCGACGTAGGGCTGTTCGTAGAACGTAAGGAAGTTACTGTAACTCACCAGACCTCAGACGAGATTCAGGCCAAAATACGGGAAAAACTAGTTAAACTGCAGAGCGAGGTACAGGATTTGACCGAAACGGAAGAGGGAGTTTTTGAAACAGTGCCTGAAACAGTTCCCGAGGTCGAGAGCGAATGAACGTCCGAACCTCACCCCTAACTACGGGGCGTACTCACTCCTTCACCCATAAGGAAATCCAGCTAATGCTGGACAACCTAGACACCTACACCCATGCAGAACAGACCGAAATCCTCAAAACGCTTGAGGAATTAGAGCGGCAGAAGAGGTATGACAGCGCCTATAACGATCTGATCGAGTTCTGTAAACATATATTCCCAGAGTACAAGGTAGGTAAACACCACCGCAAGCTGGCTGACCTGTTGATGAGATTGGCTGATCCGGAGGATGTGCTGGACCGGGCGGCGGTCAATGTCCCGCCCCGGCATGGCAAGAGTATGCTGGTGTCCATAGGGTATGTGGTGTGGTATCTAGGGCGGAACCCCACGAAGAAGATAATGATGGTGTCGCATACTACCGACCTTGCGGTTGATTTTGGGCGTAAGGTGCGGAACCTCGTGGCGAGTAAGGAGTACCGAGAGATATTTCCTAATGTACAATTGGCTCCTGACTCGAAGAGTGCGGGGCGGTGGAACACTAACCACGGTGGTGAGTATTTTGCCTGTGGGGTAGGAAGTGCGCTGGCTGGACGTGGTGCTGACCTGTTGCTGTTGGACGACCCGCATTCTGAGCAGGACATCTTGGCGGGGAATTACGACGTTTTTGATAGGGCGTATGAGTGGTTTACCTTCGGGGCACGAACGCGCTTGATGCCTAAAGGGGCCATAGCGGTTGTACAGACGCGGTGGCATATGGGCGATTTAACAGGCAGGTTGACCAAGGATGGGGCGCTGAATGAAGAGGCGGATAAATATGAGGTATTTGAGTTTCCGGCGATTTTTGAGATTGAGCAGGACTATTGGGAAGATTGGGATGGTAAAGAAGTTGAGGTAACCGACCCGGAAGATACCAAGGGGATGTTTAAAAAAACGCGTGTTGTAGAGAAAGCACTGTGGCCTGAGTTTTTTGACCTTGAGGCGCTACACCGCACCAAGGCTTCCATGCCGCTGTTTCAGTGGAATGCCCAGTATCAGCAGAACCCCACCGGGGAAGAGTCTAGTATAATTAAGAAGGCGTGGTTCAAGGCGTGGTCTGAAGAAAAACCACCCAAGTGTGAGTACGTGATCTCTACGTTGGATGCCGCAGCGGAGAAACACAACCGTGCGGACTACACGGGCCTTACTACGTGGGGGGTGTTCTTCAACGAGGAGGACGGGTTTAACCACATTATCTTGCTGGATTCCGTGAAACAGCGGTTGGAGTATCCAGAGCTGAAGGAACTTGCCGTAGCGCACTACGCGGAGTGGGAACCCGATTCGTTCATTGTGGAGAAGAAGAGTTCTGGGACACCCCTATATCAAGAATTACGTAGGACAGGGGTTATAGTATCTGAGTACACACCAGCGCGCGGTACTTCTAATAACCCCAATACTAAAACTGCGCGTTTGAATTCTATATCAGATATAGTAAAGTCAGGGTTGGTGTGGGTGCCCGAGACTCGGTGGGCGGAGGAGTTAGTAGAAGAAGTATCTGGCTTTCCCTTTATGCGCAATGATGACCTTGTAGACTGTATGATTATGGCGTTAATGCGGTTTCGTAACGGCGGTTTTATAAGATTGCCTTCGGATGAAGCAGATGAAATTCAGTACTTCAAGCAACGTAAAGGCAAATACTACTGATGGCAGATAAATACGCCAGTTTCCCACAAGCCACGCGTGATTGGCTGGCAACGCTTAGTCCAGAAGAACTGGCGGCGTTTGACGCGTCTGTAGAGTTTGGCGACCAAGAGATGATGGCGGAAATCCAACGCAAACTGCCTGAAAGATTGAGATTTGGTGGTGAATTTGGTCTGCCCAGTGCTCTAGGTTATGGCAAAGATGCAGATAGCATAGCACAAATACGCAGCTATCTTACTCCTGAATTAGGCTTTCCTACTTTAATGGGCACATACTCTAAATCTGCCAGAGGTTTGGGATTAACTCCAGAAGAGTTAGAAGAGTTAGAAGAGAAAGGTAAGGTACATAGTGCATTTGACGACCCTCTGATTGAGTTTATAAGCAGTGCCCCAGACTACGATGCAAGTACCGGCTCAAAAGGGATAAGTGTATTTCAACCGACTGGGCGCAATTCTATGGAACGTGCCTACAATACCGCCGAGGGGTATGTAGATCAACGGGGTGAACGGCATTCACAGGCTAACACCATATCCCATGAGCTTACGCATAAGTTTTTTGACAGCCCTGCGTTTTTGGATTTTTTGGAAGAAACTGGATATAACCAAGGAAAGCCATTTACGGGGGAGCAAGAACATAACTTCATTGGAAGTGCTGAGCCTATTGACGAAGATGTTTTTGCAGCACCAACAATAAGAAAGATACGTCAAAAGCATTATAGTGAATTATTGGATGGGTTTAGGGAATGGTTAACCCCGGAACGAGAAGAGAAGTATGGCATCAGGATGCCTATTCGGTCTACTTCTCCTGAATACCCGTCAACCCTAGACAAAATCATAGATTTTATAAGAGGCCGATAACATGGCGGGAAGGGGGGAAGGTGCCGGGTTAGGTAGCCTTTATAAAAAGATACCCACTAATATACGCCTGTTTATGGAACAGATGTTTGGTGCAGATAGCCCCATAACTGAAGAAGATTTTACTGCTGAAGAATTGGAAGCGATACGTAGGCAGATCACGGAGCAACAAAGAAAGAATACAATCAGGGAAGAAAATGTACGTAATAATACAGAAAGATATGAAAGGATGATGAATAATCCCCTAGAGGGGGATAGTGGGGTAACAGCAGGACTAACACCAGAGGGATTGGCTGATAGACAGCGGGCACTAGATAGCTACGAACGCACTAGAAATAGAACTTCTGTTAATCCATACAGCCTTTCGGGGTATAGGGAGCCGGGGGGTGCAATAAGAAAGTCGTTCACATCCCCCGGATACAACATTGCTACTACATTAGGGAAGTATAGGGCAGAACAAGGAGAGGAAGGAGTAACAACTATACAAGATACTTATGATTGGAATGTGGCTGAGAGAAGTGAACATTTGCCAAAAGGGCTTGCTGCCCTTCGATCTATGATGAGAAATCCAGAAATCTTTGGTGAATTTTTGATGCGTATGCGTAACCCCAGTCCACGAGAAATAAACATAACCCTACCAAGTGGGGGAGATTAATTAATGGCAGATATTGACAAAGGCTTATTTGGTGCACCAGAAGGGGAGATACCCCTAGGAAATGGGGAGTTACCTACAGAGGTTGAGATAATCCTGACGGATGATGGTGGGGTGGAGGATGATTTATCTCCTGAATTGCAGGTGGCATTAGCCCCGTTTAATGTAAATATCGTTGATTTGATAGATGATAATGACCTAGTTGCCCTATCTGTTGAGCTGATGGAGGCGGTAGAAGCTGACAAAAACAGCCGGAAAGAGTGGGCAGATACCTTCGTAGAAGGGCTGGATGTGCTGGGGTTCAGGTATGAAGAACGTACAGAACCATGGGAAAATGCCTGTGGGGTAT